TCAGGCATCTTCTTCCTGTAACCTGTAGCCCAGACCACGCACGGTCTCGATCAAGGAGCTGCCAAACTTCTTGCGCAGGCGGCCTACAAACACTTCAATTGTGTTGGAGTCGCGATCAAAGTCCTGATCATAGAGATGCTCGACCAACTCGGTTCTGGAGATCACTCTACCTTTGTGGTGCATGAGGTAGGAGAGCAGGCGGAACTCGTGAGAGGTGAGCTTCACGGACATGCCGTTTTTCGTCACCTTGCCTGCTTTGGTGTCCAGAACAATGTCACCGATTGAGATCTCGTTGGAAGCGAGGCCAGCAGCGCGGCGGACCAGTGCCCTTACCCGCGCCAGCACTTCTTCCATATGGAACGGTTTGGCGACGTAATCATCAGCGCCTGCATCAATGCCAGCGACCTTATCACTCCAGCGATCACGGGCTGTGAGGATGAGGACCGGCATGGAGTGACCGTCCCTGCGCCAGCGTTCCAGTACGCTGAGACCATCCATCTGCGGCAGGCCAAGATCCAGAATGACAGCGTCATAAGGTTCGGTATCGCCGAGGAAATGACCTTCCTCGCCGTCATATGCTTTGTCGACAACGTAGCCAGCATCTTCCAGTGCTTCGCATAGCTGTCTGTTCAAATCGCGATCATCTTCAACGATCAACATTCGCATAAGAGGTACCCCGCACCAGCATTCAGGCCTATATCGCCGTTTAAATTCGTTCAAATTCGGGCAGAAAAATCTCTATCCAGAGTTCTTCGCGGCGCAGTTACAACCGGCGCCCTGTTCGTGCATCCAATGTCACTTGCGAGACATTGCCGTTGTTGAGCACGGAGAGCACATAGACCAACCCACCGCCTCGCTCACACAGCTTGGCTGAAAGGATCTGCCCGTTGACCCGCAAGGAGCCGAGCGGACGCGCCTGACCGCTGGCGACGGCTTGCCGGGTCTGGCTGGAGGACAAACACGCTGCCTGCGCAGGTGCAGACCAGGTGAAGACCGTTGTCGCCAAAGCCAATGCCATCAATGAGCGAGATAAGAGGTTGTGGAGTTGGTGTCTCATAAGGCGTCTTCTAACCGGCACTGGCTGAACCTCACATGAACGAGGTGTTATTTATTTCAAAACAAAGACCTAGCAGATTCTCTGGGGTCTGTGATGTTTCTTGGCTTGCTTTGCAAATAATCCGGTAAAAGCACTTGTTAAAGTGTTACGCTTGCCAAGCAATCTGCAGTTGTCCCCAATCCGAATTTAGTCGATTTTTGAGCAACTTCGCAGGTCAAAGCATGCGTTCCAGTCCCCAGCATCTGCAACAGATCTGCTTTCGGAATAACGAGCTGATCTGTTGAGGTTTCGTAGGTTTGCAAAAGAACAAGATCCGTTTCACCTGCGGGTTTGTGCGAGATCTTAAGGGAAAACGCCAGTTTATCTTCTTGCACCGGAATATCTGGTGTGGCCCAGCTGTCCCCCTCCCACCTTGTTCTGCGAATCCAGTTGAGAGCAAGATCGCCGTTCTCCTGAACGGTCGCCTTGAGGTGGACTGGCGCGAAGGGCATCAGCGCGGTTTGACTGCCTTCGTGACTCAGTTTCACCGCCCATTTGAAGCCCAATGGCTTTCCAGCAGGAACCACACGATATGAAAACGCCACACCTGCCTTATCGCTGGTCCATGGCAATTTGAGCAGGGATTGATTGAGCAGGATGAACTCGGCATTGGTGGGGGCTATTATCCCGACAAGATGCTCAGTGCCTAGCTGGCCTCTGAGCAGCTTGCTGAGTTTGTAGGTCATGGGCGCGATCAGCTCTGCATTACAGAACTGTATCACCTCCCATTGATCACCTTTGCGAACCGCGCAGGCATTTGCTCCTGCCAGCACATCCAGCAGTTTGCGGCTCTGCATCTGCCCGCCATAGAGTTTCACGATGATTTCTGAGGTGGTATCCCAACGCCAGAGTGGGCCGCTTTCAAGAGATGCCTGCAATGTGCCCATGACGGCGGGCTCTGAGACTTGCATCAGGGGCGTGAACTCTTCTCCTGAACTGGAGGCGTAGACCTGATAAGCACTGGGCCAGTTGCCGTTGTAAATGGCAATGACAGGGCTGCCGTCATCGGGGCCTTCGCTATGGAACCGCGGCAGGTCCAATATGCGGACAATCGGCGGGCCTGAGGTGGTGTCGTTAAAGGATGGCTGTGTGGTGTTGTCTGGGCTGGAAGAGATGGTGACTGTTGGTTCCCCGAGGAGCCGAATGGCTTGCACATCCATATGAGCGCCTGAGGAGATCTCGGTGATGCGGCATTGGATTGCCGCGTTGTCTTCCTTCAACAGCTCAACGGGCAACTCGATAATGTCACCCGGTTTCAGGTCCATGTTGTTTAAGGCGAGTTTGAACTGGAAGGTTTCGCGATCCAGCCAGAGCAATTGGTGCATCTTTTCGACGAGTTTTCGGGCCACTGGCAAGGACATGGTGATGGGGAGCTGAAGGGTTGAGGTGCGGCGGTCCATGCCTTCCAGTCGGCGGGATGTCACCACTAGAGCTTCGAAGTCGTTGTTGGGATCCATCCCCCGCAAGCGCAGTTCTGCGGGCAAATCGCTGCCATCGTTGCGGTTTATGGAGATGTAGCCCTCTTCTCCTTCGTCAGCCTCCAAAAGATCGCCAAGACCCAGTTTGCCGTTTTGTGCGGTTGCCGCGTATCTGGGGAGCACAGCCAGATGGGTGCCGCGATCGACGGCGATGCCGCCAGTCAGTTGCAGGATGGGTGTTAGCGCAGATCGCAGTGAAGTGGGGCCGGAGACGGTCAGACCTTCGATGGTTTCTCCCAGTTCTGCGATTTCAGTGAGGTCTTGTGTATGGCCGAAGTCATCACGCATGGCGCGGATGAGGCCAGAGGCAGACAATGCTCCCAGTCGACCTGTGAGCCAGTGGCCGAGCTGCCAGTTTTGACCATCTGCCCAGATATCGGCATAGGTTGGGAACTCGGGATACGGGCGAGCATCCCATGTCCAGAGGAAGGTGTTGTCGGCCTCTACCATGTTCCCTCCATAGAGGCTCGAGGTTGGGTTATCGCCCTGAGGCCAGTCGGGGTGGTCATTACCCCAATAGCTGAGGCTTGCTTCCTGAGCACGGCGCTGGACAAGATCATCCTGCTGTCCGTTGGAGAAATGCGGCAAAGCACTTTCTGCGGATTTGGGATCAACAAAAACATTGGGCTGATTGGTGCCTTTGTCGACGGCAGGAAAGCCAAGCTCTGTGAACCAGATCGGTTTGGACTGTGGTGTCCATGGGGTTGGCGTGGCTTGCTCTGCGTTTCCGGCGCGCTCGAAGTGCTGGTTTTGCCACCAGTTCTTCAGGTCTTTCTGGCGGAACACCCACGGCTTGTTGTGGGCGCCATCCGTGATGAGACTGCGGGTTTTAGCAGTACGGTCTTCATCGCTTGCGTAGTACCAATCGTAATACTCGCCCGAAGCTATTCCTGCTCTCATTTCACTCAGGTCGTAGCTGGACTGAGTGCTATCTTCTTTTCGTAAATCCGTGAGTGGCAAGTAGTAGTCGATGCCGACAAAGTCTATGTCTGCATGTCCCCACAAAGGATCGAGAGGGAAACGCAGGTCGCCGGATTGGGGGCTGTAGCCAGCGTACTCGCTCCAGTCTGCAGCATAAGAGAGTTTGGTTTCGGTACCGATGATCTGCCGGACTTCAGTTGCCAGTGCTTGCAAGTGGTCTACGAAGGGGAATAAGCCGCCGCCTGCCCAACATTGAGTAAGGCCGCGTAATTCTGAGCCGATAAGGAAGGCCTCCACGCCACCTGCTGCTTTCACCAGATTGGCATAGTGCAGGATGAAGCGGTGAAAGCGCCAATCATTACCGTTGCCTACGAAAGCGTCTATCTGAGATGTGACGGCGCTTGTGCCCTGAGGCGTTCCAGACTGGCCTGCTGCTATATCTGAAGTAATACGTCCGCGCCAAGGGTAGCTGGATTGTCTGGTTGCACCATAGGGGTCAGGCAGTTGATTGTCTTCGGGAATGTCCATCATGATAAACGGATAGAACATGACCTTGAGGCCCCGACGCTTCAGTTCCTTAATGGCTTCTGTGACAGAAGCGTCTGAGGGTGTGCCACCGTAAGCTGGTCTGTCGTTGATGCGGGAGACTTCTGGTACTTCAGATCGGCTCAGGCCTGCGACACTCCAGTTTTCGGGCAGGTGCTGGGTGGTCTGGTAGGTTACTTTGGGCTGAATGGTGCAATGAGAGGCGCGCAGGTCATCACCGAACCATGAGACGACCAGCGCCACGCTTTTTAGATTGGGACACAGCGCCTGCAGCTCATCTAACGAGCGGACCAGGTCAGTTTCCTCACCCTTGCCGTGACGGTTCACACTGCGTGTGTTGCCGGGGGAGATTTCTTCAATGATCTCCTGCGGATGATAGGCAAATTCGCCAGCACCTGGGATGAGCGTGACGGCTTTGATCTGCTGCTCCAGTGGCTCGATGGAGCGGAGTACCTCAAAAGAGAGTTGCGGGATGCGATTGCCAAACTCGGCCAGCGGCAAGCGCTCAAACACCACATAGGCGGTTCCTTTATAGGCTGGTGCAGAGCCTTGCTTGGCTTCAATGAGCGGATCCGGCTGCTGGTCTTCAGCTCCCAGATAGATGCGCATGTTGATTGAAGAGGTGTCCAGCTGCTTGCCATTGGCCCATACGCGGCGAACAGAGGTGATGGGGCCTTCGCACAAGGCGACAGCAAAGTTGGCGAAGTAGCTGTGGCTGGTGACCGTGGTGGAAGAACCAGTTGACTTGCCACCCTGCTTTTCTTCGGAGACCACCTCTTCTAGACGCGTTGCCCAGGTGATGTTTCCGGTGACACGGACGCGGCCATAAACAAACGGCAGCGAGGCGCCTTCTGCTGCGGTTTGCAGTTGCAAATCACCCAGTTTGCCGACGGAGACCTCTCGCGTTTCTCCGAAGATCTGCTGGTCAATCCATGCACCACCCACGGCACCCAGCGTCTGCCCCACGATGGCACCGATGGGGCCGCCGAGTGCGCTGCCAACGGCTGCACCAACATTTGAGAGCACCATTGTTGCCATGGCTTTGTCCTTTCCGGATCAATCAATTGGGAAAAATGAAAAACGCCCTGCGATCTTATTGCGCCACATGGGCACCAGAGGGCTTTCAACCACACCGACCGCTTCATAGGCGTGGAGGAAGTGGTCTTTGCTGCTCATAAGACCAAGGTGTTTGCATGGGCTTTGAGGAGCCCAGCGGAACACGATAACCTCTGCGGGTTTTGGCTGATGTAGCGGGCCTTTCACCTCATGGAGGTATCGATGCGCAGCTTTGAGCAGCAGGTCCTCTCCCTTTAGCTCTGCCCATTCCGGGGCATAGTCCGCCGGAACAGCTGGTTCAGAGCCGTGCAAGAGGCGGTAGAGGCCGCGAATGAAGCCGAGGCAGTCGCAGCCTGCGCCTTTGCGGGAGGCCTGATGTTGGTAGGGGGTGCCGATCCAGCTGTGGGCCTCTCGCAGGAGTGCTTGCGGGTTTTGCTGCATGTCACCCCACCAGCTTTTCGCCATTGTTGGCGGCGGATTGAGTTTCAGGGCCTTTGAGGATGAAGTCGTTACCCGGCATGTGCGGGAAGCCACGGAAGTTTTCGCCATTTTGGAACTTTGCCTGACACGTGCCCCAGCCTTTGTCACAGCCCGCAGAGATGCTTGCCGTCACCGGATAGGTTTGCTCTAGCACCAGCGGTGCCCAGAGTGTCAGCTTGTGTTTGCTCTGCTCAATGGTGTGATTGGCTATGCGTAAAGGATGATTGGCGTAAGCGCCGGTTTGGAACACGAGTTTGCCGAAAGACCACCAGCCTACTGCGATGTCGGTATTTCCTTCGATGATCAACCGATTGGCGGTGTCCTTGCCGATGATACTCACTTGCCTCGTATAGGTGGCAGTGTTCAGATCAATCCCGCATTTGGAATCTCCCAGATCTGCGTGACATTGGTGGGAGAGTTGTCGACCTTTGGACTCTGAGAGCTTGGCGGCCAGTGAGCGAAACTCCGCGCGGAAGACATTGGTATCTCGCGTGACTTCGCCTAGCGTGCCTCGTCTTAGAAGCTGGTGTTGCTCCGAGTTCTGCCAGTTGACCAGATAGACCTCGACCTCCGCATTGTCCCAGAGGCCTGCGCGTAGATCTTTTTCACTCAGGCTCTCTGAGGAAAGAAAGCCCAGCGCTTCTTCCTGTCCGGCCTGAAAATCTGACTGGGCCATGGCCTGCGACCCATCCAGCCCGAACCCTGGCTCATATGTTTTGCCGAGCAGCGTGATGGGTTGATCATGCGTGGTGAAGCCGAGGCTGAGGCCGGAAGGCGCTGTTAGTCGCCAGCAGTAGGCCACAGTGGTGCGTTCACCATTCAGGTGTTCTTTCAAAGCAGCGTTGAACATGAGGATACTCGTGAGATTGAGTTAGCTGAGGAGTTCGACAAGCGGGATGGATGGCACCTGCCCTGCCTCAAAGTGCAGGAGGTTGATTTCCAGCTGATCATTTTCAAATCGAGCGGGTGTATCGAACAGGAAACCTGCGGTGACCACCTGATGGTTGGTGGGAATGTGACCGGCTTGAAACTGAAGAATGCCTGTCAGCGGATTGAGCAGGACATCACTGCCGACAGTTTTCAGTTGGCCAGCCACTGCGACTGAGAGGGTTCCGGCCACTGGCTTCGTGATCTTGCGTTGCCATTCCACGCCAGGAGCCCCCACCTGTTTGATTAGCTGGAACGCTGCGGTGGTGCCATCGCCGGTGCCGAGGGTGACGTCGGTTGCGGAGGGTGTTCCGTCAAATGCACAGGATTTATGGTCCATAGGGTCACGGAATCTGAATCCACACAAACGGCCACCTACTTTTTCGAAGAAGGAGAGGACGCGGTGCAGGTCTGCTGCGCTTCGCAAGCCGGTGCCCACATCAAAATGCCGTCGCGTTCCCTTCCAGATGGCGTTCCGCGTTTCGGCGCCATTGAGTAACCGTGTGACCTGACTGCGTTTTTCTACTCTGACAGAAGCCCCTAGGGAAATTCCAAGCGGGAATGATTCATCAACAAAACTTGGTGGCATTTCCCCCTCCTGTTTGACTTGGCTCAAGGCTGCCCCCCAACGAAGCATCTAATAGGTTTGACATGGGAAAGTTGTTTGCGTGATTTGCGCAGGCCCGTTGTTCATGCTCCTCCCTCTTTGCAAAGCAACGGTTTTTTCCAAAAAGTTTGCTACCACCGTCCGGTAGCAAAACAACGTCGGTCCTTGAGTCCCTCCTCTTCAATGCCGACGTCATAGCCCGCGTCGCCCCCGTCCGGTGGCGCGGGCCATTATCATCGCAATCTGTCCCTGAGATCTTTCAAAGCTGCGCACATCCTGTGTTGCCACGTTTATGGTGACGCTGGGCTGGTTGCTGCCTGCGTTCATGGCGACACCGAGCCGGCCATCACTGCCGCGCTGCAAAGGCAGGATTGCTTCTGCGCCAGCCTCCCCCATCACCCCCAGACCTGTGCCGTTTGCTGCAAACATTGTGGGGCTGGACACGACACCACCTTTTGCGAACGGTGTGACGCTGCCAATTGCAGATGAGATACCAGCCGACAGCAAGCCTTCCAGCGGTTTGAGCGCATTATTGAGAGCGGAGCTAGAAAGGTTCAGCGCGACTTGCGAGAGGATGGATTGCAAGTCCTTGCCTGAGGTGACAGCGCTTTGCAGGCCTTTGCTGAGTTCGGAGGAGAACTCTTTTGCCAGTGAATTGACCTCCTGCATGGTCACTTCCAGCTCGCGGGCATCTTCCACGTTCAGCGGTTCGTTGAAACTATCAGTCATGATGGTGCGGTTCCTGTTCGTCGGGGAACTGGCGGAGCAGACTATCCAGCGTGGTGCGAGAGAGGTTGTGTGGGTCCTGATGACCTGGTGGGTTCAATGCCATTTGCAGCTCTTTTGGGGTCGCCTGCCAGAATGTACGTGACGACCAGCCCAGCTCACGGCAGGCTTTGTGCAGCAGTTCATGCCAGGGCAGCAGTGTGTCGGTGATACGGCCCTGTTTCACGACTGACCGGGCTTTGATGGGGCATGCGGTTGCTGCGGGGAGAACGTGGCAACGAGCAACTCACCAGCCAGTTTGGCAAGGGCTGCTACGCCGCCTTCATGGGAGAGTTCGGCGACTTCCTCATTCTCAATGATGAGCCCACCACCACGTAGACCTGCTCCCAGCACTTTGATGATATCGGCAGCGCTCAAGTGCCCTTCTGAAAAACGCTCGGTCAGCTGTTGCAGGGAGGTGCAGTTGAGTGTGTCTTCCAGCTCTGCCAGTGCGCCGAGAGTGAGCACCAGAATGTGTTTTTGGCCGCCGAGTTCTGCGAGAATTTCGCCACGTCTGCGGTTGACGCCGCGGCTATAGGTTTTCAATGGCATTGTGTACCTCAGGTCAGCGGTGTGAAGGTGAGTTCTCCGGCGGATTCCAGCGAGATCTCGAAGGTGACTTCGGAGCGGTAGTCGCCCGAGTATTCCAGAGCAGAGAGGTGGAACGGACCTTCCAGAGTGCCGAAGCCGGGCAGGACAATCTGCCAGTCCCGCAGTTCTCCGGCGAAGAAGGCGGTGCGGACTTTTTCTGCTGAAGCTTTGTCGCGAAACAAGCCACTGCCAGAGAGCGATGCATGTCGGGTGGAGGCACCTGCCAGTAGTTCCCGCCAACGACCTGTGCTTTCTGCATCGGTGATATCGATGGGGTTTGCGTTGAGGGCGAGACGCCGCGAGCGCAGGCCCGCCACGCTTTCAAAAGTGCCTGTGCCTGCTGTGTCGAGTTTCAACAGCAGGTCTTTTCCGGCCTGTGCGACCATCTGTTTTCCTTTCGGGTGTTGGCTTTAGTCAGATTGCTGCAGCAGGACGGAGAATTTGATGCGTCCGTACCATGTGCGGCCATCGCTCAGGCGGCGGCAGCTGGTTTCGGTCATAGTCAGGCCTGCGGCTTCAGTGCCTGTTGCTGGTATGATCCCTGCCTCGAGCAGCTCGTTGAAGATCTGCAGGATCTCTAAGGTCTGGGCACGGTCCGGATGGCGGGAATAGATGCCGATGGAACCGGTGAGCTTGCCGCCCTCATCCAGATGACCTGTCAGCAGCTGTGTGGTGACGGCTTCCAGCGTGGCGTAGGGCAACGTTGCACCTCGTGGCACGCCATCAAACAAACGTAGAGGATCACCCAGATAAGGTTTGAGCGATGCTTTGGCGTGGATGGCCTGAAACAGGGCTTTGCGGAATTCAAGCTCCCCCATCATCGCCCTCCTCCTGCTCACAGAGGATTTGTATGAAGGCATCTTGCTCTGAGTTGGGACGGATCGCTTTGACTCTCAGGCTCTGCCCGTCCCGCTCAATGCGCCAGCCCTCAGCCACATCTGTGCGGCGGCGGAGGGTGATGGTAAGTGGATAGGAACTGGCGAGGCGACCTGCTGTAGTGGCCTCTGAGCCAGAAGAGGCCTCCACCTGCCCCCAGACCATGGCCACTTGCTGATAACTTCGGGTGACGGAGCCGTCTGTGCCATGTGTGGTTTCGGGGCGGAGCAACAGCAGAGGCTCGTTGAGTGTGCCTGCTGCTCTCATATTCTGAGGACCTTGTAGGGAGACAGAGCAGCCTCAAAGCCGTGGGGCATGAGGCCTGTGAGGCGGGTTTCTTCCAGCATGGAGCGTCGCTCATACCAGAAGCCGACCAGCATCAGGATTGCGGTTTGCAGGCCCGCGGGAACCGCCGTTGCTGTTGATCCGTAACCAGCCTTGAAATCAATCTCGATACCATTGAGGTCACGAAGTGGTCCGACCGCTCCTGCCTTGAAGCGCAGGCGGGCGGGGTTTCCAGCCAAGTCCACCTGATAATCTGAGGCAGGCACCTGATGTTGGTTGCCTTCCTTATCATAGGTGTAGACCTGCAGAACTTCCGCGACCGGGGCGACCGGCAGGCGGATCAGACGGTCTGGCGGCAAGTCATCCAACAGCAGCCGCCATTCCTGTTCTATGAGAGCCCGCCGTGTGAGTGTCTCCACCTGTTCCCGCGCGGCTTTGATCAGACGTTCGATCAGATCGTCCTCGTGGGTATGAGACACCCTGAGCTGCGCATGCGCCTGGGCGAGCGAAACCGGCTCCAGAGCCGGTGGCACTGTGAGTATAGCCGTCACGGCGGCCCCTCCTTGATTGTGATGGAAGCTGGTTAGGCGCTGAAGTTCAGCAGTTTGTAGGCATCAAAATCCATGATGCCGCCGCCGACACGTTTGGTGATGTAAAACAGTACGTTCGGCTTGCTGGTGTATGGGTCGCGCAGTACGGAGATGCCGACACGGTCCACCACCATGTAACCGCGGTGGAAGTCACCAAACGCGATGGCATAAGGGTCAGAGCCCGCTGTCATATCTGGCATGTGTTCTGCCTCTGTGACCGGAAAGCCCATGAGGCTTGGATCAGCACCGGCGGATGCTGGTGGCTGCCAGAGGTAGTTACCCTGCCCGTCTTTCAGCTTACGGATGGCGGCCTGCGTTCTGCGGTTGAAGAGGAAGCGGGCATTGCGGCGGATGGCGGTTTTGACGCCGTAGATCAGCGAGATCAGCAGATCTCCGCCATTAGAGGAGGGAAACGCACCTGCCTCACCGGTCTTGATGGAGCCAATGGAAAGGCCGGTGTCATCCAGTGAGCCATGGATGGTGCCTTTGAGCAGGCCTTGCGGCTGGCTGGTGCCATTGCCGTTGATGAAGGCGGCAGACTCTTTTTCCGCAAAGACGGTTTCCACTTCTTCTGCCAGAATTTCGCCGATGTTGACGGCGGCATCATCCAGCAAGGTCTGGGTGACGGCAGGAAGGGTCGACAGCTCAAAGATCTTCACTTCCCGCATTTCGAACTTCATGGCGTTTGTTGGCGTGCTGCGGGCATCGGTTTCGCCTTCCCAGTCTGCATCTGGATTGGCAGAAACGATGGGGCGGCGATAGGAGGAGCCGGAGATTTTGCGGTTGGAGGCGATTGAGCGGATGGGCGATAGCGCTGTGATGCGGCGCAGGATGTCTGTTTCCAGCTGCTCCGGCACCAGATACCCGCCATCAGCGGCTGTGCCAGAGGACATGGCTTTCTGTTCCAGCGTTTTCAGGCGGCTTTCCTGCCCCTCACGCATATAGGTTTCAAAGGCGGATTTGTGTTCTACCTCCGCCGTTGGACTGCTACCAGCATCCGGCGCAGATCGCGGCAGGCGCTGGGATTTCAGCTGAAGTTCGTTGAGATGGCGCAGCTGGCCATCGATGATCTCGTCCAATCGGGCCAGTTTTTCGTCCAGCAGGACGTCTGAACCGGACTTTTGCTCCAGCTCGGCCAAACGCACGTCATTTGTCTGAGTATACTCAGAATAAGCATGATTGAGCTGATCGAAGCTGTCAGAACGCCCCATAGCAGAAGCAAACTGCCCTGTTGCGGAGCCGGAAATTATGGGTTCCGCTGATTTTCCTGCAGCTTCTCTGGCGAAGTCTTTGGTTTCCAATGCTGGATTGCATGTGCTTTTCATAGGACTATTTTCCTTGAATTAGATAATAAAAAACTGCGGAGCCAAACGGACACCACAGTTCGTCGGTTCAGAATAAAAGGATCGTCAGGAGACGACGGTCAGCCGCGCAGATGGAAGCAGAGGGAACGTGACCAGCGAGATCTCCCAGAGATCGACTGCCAGTACATCCCGTCTGCCGGTTTTGCTGTTGCGCTGGGCGCGGCGGGTTTTGAAGCCAATGGACAGCCCATCCAAAATACCTGCCTGCACCATGGCAATGGCCTGTCTCCCCTGTGCGATCCCTGGATAGAGCAGCCCTTTGACAAAGAGGCCGATGCCGTCTTCCTGAATATGCAGCCACTTGCCGATGGGGTGTGCCGGGTCATGCTGCCAGAGCATTTTCACATCCGAGAGCTTTTGTTTTTGTAAGGTGGTGTGAAATGCACCTTTGCGCATAACATCCCCGCCCTGATCGCTCAGCTCAAACCGGCTGGCATAACCCTCAATGGCGATGGGGTGATCTGTGTTCAAATTGCTTGCCTCCTTTAGTGAACTATCAGTTGTTGTTTTTGTTAGTCCTGTTGATGCCTTCTGCCTTCGCCGCACGACGTTCTGCCAGCGCTCCGGCAAGGGCCTGCGTGAAGGTGGCAAAGGTTTGTGCTGGCGGTTCTGTGCGCCGCTCGGTGAGCTGTTGCTTTCGCTCCTCCGGTGCAGCAGCTGCTTTGTCATTTTGAGTCAAGAGCTTCCCTCAAACCATTTATGTCAGCTCAACATTTTCTGTGCGTATGTTTCAGACATCCATGCGCAGCAGTTGGTTGAGTTTTTCCAGTTCGCACATGAACTCCTCAAAGCGGCGATTGAACCGGATGACCTGTTTCAGTGCCCATAGAAGCATGGAGGTGGACGTGCCTGCCCAGGCACCAAGCACCACATGGGCAAGATCTCCTTTTGCGGCGAGTGCTGTCATTAACTCACTCATCCGCGCCCTCCGCGCCGTAGCCCACGGCCGTGCGTTTTTCATCGCGGCTGAGGAAGTCAGCGGTGGTGATGCGATCCCACAGTGCTTTGCGTTCCTGTGCCAATGCTTCGACAGCATCCAGATCCAACTCCAAGGTGATCTGCTCACTGTAAGCTCCCGAAAGCCAGTTGGAGAGTTCAGAGAGAACACGGGCAGCGAGTGGCACCACAGTCAGCCGCCAGAAAGCACGATTGGCCTCCTGATAATTGGCGTAGGTGTTGTCACCCGGAATGCCAAGCAGCATGGGCGGCACGCCGAAGGCCAGCGCGATCTCTCGGGCGGCCACGTTTTTCAGCTCGATGAAGTCCATATCCTTTGGTGACATGCCCATCTGCTTCCAATCCAGCCCACCTTCCAGCAACATGGGTCGGCCCGCATTGCGCGCACCCTGATAAGAGCTTTCCAGTTCTTCCTTGAGGCGGTGGAACTGGTCGTCGGTCATGTTCATGGCATCGCCTGCGCCATAGACTAGTGCGCCCGTTGGGCAAGCGGCGTTGTCCAGCAAGGACTTGTTCCAATCACCGGCGGCATTATGGATATCCAGCGCAACCTGCGCCGCCTCGATGGGGGCAAAGCCGTAGTGATCGTTAAGTGGGTTGAAGAGCTTGATGTGCAGGACAGGCTCAACCTTATCGCCCGCTACCTTGCGCAGCTCTACTTTGCGACCGGCCACCTGATATTCGTAGGCCTCCACCCAGCCCGCATCATCCACCAGCACCTTCATGCGATCAGGCCGCAAGGCGTGCAGCTCGCGCGGTTCGCCTTCCAGCGACACGGCCTCCACATAAGCATTGCCGGAGACCAGCAGGAAGCCGTAGAGCTCCTCCAGGAACGAGCGCCGTGTTTGTGTGGGGGTGGGCTGGTTCAGCAGGTCCATCAAAGGGTGCGTTTCCAGTTCCTCATCGCCAGCCTTGATAGTCAACGAGATATTCGCTGCACTTTCTGAAATGAGGCGGACACATCTGTAGGCGATAGTATTTCGTAAATATCCTTGATTTATAAGTGATTCATAGTTGCGCGGGGTCCAGACGGCCCCTTCACCAAACCGCATGAAGGCCACGGACTTTGCCCGTGATGCTTTCTGCTCCGCTGCTGGTGAAAAAACTGATTCAAGAAGTCTGCGTAACCCCATGAGATCAGAGTCCTTTTTGCTCTAACTTAATGTTTTGATTCAAGTAATCAGATCGCATAAGCAGCTGACTGTTCAGCCTGTCTTGAGAAACTGCTTTAGCTTTTGGCCTCGCGGATCTTTGTTCCGAAAACCGGCGCCCGCATTTCAGCAGTGCGCGCAGGTTTATTCCTCACAAACAGATTCAAGTTTGCGAGCTAACCTTTGATGCTATTGATGTTTTTAAAGATTGCGCAGGCGTGGTTTGCCTGTGGGGCGGCGGTTCAGTTCCGTGATCGCCCAGACCAGTGCATCGAGCCTGTCCGGCGATTTTCCATTGCTCAAACCACCAGAACCGAAATCTGCAAGTTCATCTTCCAATTCCGGAAACACACCGCAGTGGTGCACGCGGCCCTGCTCATACAGCAGCGCTACGGGTTCCGCCCTGCGGCGTTTGCTTCTAGTGGCGTGGACGGATTTGACGGGCACACTGGCATCCACGCCTTCGATCACCTCGCGTACCATTTCCCCGCCCTGATTAACCTCCGCCAGCAGGCAGTCTGCTTCCAACTCATGATAGAGCCGGATGGCCTGATCTGCCCATGCAGCGGGGCGCAGGCCCTGGGCGGTTCTGTCTCGCAGGACGAACAGTTCAGCTGCTTCCGTTATGCCTGCCGCGATGATGCCACAGGCATCTGCCGATTTGCCTGATGTAGCAGGCGGATCGATGGCAACGACGATGCGCTTGAGCTCTGGTACGTGGCGGACGCGGTTCATCTCGAACCATTTGCGGGCGAACAAGGCGTCTTCGCGGTCTTCGATCAGCTCACCATCCAGCTCCTGCCTGCCTAATCGGGTACCGCCGTATCGCTCTGCCATTTGTTGCAGGAAGGCTTCGGCCAGAAAGGCGGCGTTGGACTTGGTGCCCGCTTTTGTCACCACCACTCGCTGATCCTGCAGCAGCATTTTCAGCAGTGGAGTGGATTTTGGCGTTGTGGTCACCAGCTGCTGCGGCTGCGTGCCAAGGCGCAGGCCGAACTGGAGCATGTCGAACGTCTCTGTTGCATTGCTCCACTTGCCCGCTTCATCACACCAGGCCGCATCGAACTGTGGGCCGCGTAGGGCCTCCGGATCCTCAGAGGAGAAGGCCCTCGCAATTGCACCGTTGGGCCATTCCAGACGACGGCGCGATGGGTTCCACTGTGGCTTTTGGTTGGGTGGATGCACGGCGAGCAGGCCGGAAATTCCTTCGATCATCACCTCCCGCACATCCGCATAGGTTTGTCCCACAAGTGCAATATTGCCAGCTGGTGGACCTGCCCATGGCTCGCCCGCAGTCTTACCTCGCACCCATTCTACCCCTGCTCTGGTTTTGCCTGCACCGCGCCCCCCCATGAGCAACCATGTGGCCCAGTGGCCTTCTGGTGGGCGTTGATGGGCATGGGCAAAGACCTGCCAGTTATATTGAAGAAAGCTCAGTTCAGCTTGGCTCAGCGACGCGATGAACTCATGAAGTTTGCCCTGCGCCACACAAGCTTGCAATGCGCTGCGAAAGCTGTTGTCGCATCTGGTCATCACTCACCTCTTCCGTGTTGTCCGCACCATGGGCCTCTTGCAAATCAATCAGCATATCCAGCGTTTTGGCGAGGCTGGTGATTGCCTTTGCGGTGGCGTCCATCTCACCCGCTGCCGATTGTGGATCTCCGCTGAGCTTTTTCAGCTTGGCCTCCAGCGCGCTCACCTGTTTCTCAAAGGCAGTATAAAGACGAGCAATCAGGCGTTTGCGCTCTTCTGTTCCGGAGCTGGCCAGTTGCTGGGCCAGCTCCCACTTGCGCAGCCACCCTTCCCGTCTGATCTTGCTGGTGATGGTGCTGCTTGGCAGGCCAGTCTTGCGGGCGATATCAGCGATGGATATCGCCTCCTCTTCCACCATGCGGCGGACCACCTGCCAGACCTCTAACGGCACACGCAGCCGCGCTGCCTGTTCTTCATCCTCTTGAGGTTCCTGTTCCTCTGCCAT